TATCAATTTTACAATCTTTACATGAAATATTTGAAAATTATGGACTTTCATTAGAAGCTTTACTTAAAGTATTCCAAAAATTCAATATTGATACTTTAAAAATAAAAAATTTAATGCAGTTATTAGCAAATCCTGATGGTCAAAAACAATTAGAAGCAAGAGCTCAAATATTTGATTTAGCAAAATCTGTTTCAACAACTTTAGTTTTAGACTCAGAAGAAGATTTTGATGTTGTTTCGCAATCTTTAACAGGAGGCGTTTCAGAAGCATTTGCTAAAATTCAAGAAACTGTAGCGGCTATGGCGGGTATTCCTACAAATATTTTAATGGGAACAACTGCAAAAGGCTTAAATACAAATAAAGATCAAGAAACAAGGCTTTATTATGATAGAATCAAATCGGATCAAGAAGAAGAAATCTTGACTCAATTAGAATATTTAACAAAATTAATTTCTTATTCTAAAGATTCTAAATTAGATCAAAATAAAGAGTATTCAATAGTATTTAACTCTTTATGGCAACAAACTGATGAAGAAAAAGTCGAAATGAGAAAAAAACAAGCTGAGACTGATCAAATCTATATCGCTAACGGAGTATATGATCCAAATGAAGTTAGAGAATCTAGATTTGGCAATGGTAATTATTCTATTGAAACTGAAGTAGAAGGAAAAGTTGACTTAGGAAGTTTCAATGATAACAATGAAAATAACGAAGAAAATGAGCCAACTGATATATAATAAAGATAAAACTCAAGTTTATTTGATTGAGCTAGACAATGAAATAATTATAGATATTAATGAACATTGTATGCATAATGATGTAGATTCTAGAATTATTTTTAAAGGATCTTTAAGATACGAGTATTGTGAAAACTTCTTAAAAACTAATTTTTCTATTGATTTATATGATTTTATTAAAGACTAATAAAATATGTACTTTTAATATAACATATATAATATAAATAAAATTATGAAAATATTTACAATTATAATTTTTTTATTTACAATTTCATGCGCAACCGTAGGAGACTTTGCTTATAAAGTAGATTTTCAGCAAAGGTTGAAAGATTATACTTTTGATTCTGATTTATCTTTGAGAAAAGTTAAAAAAGATGATATGGAATTTGAAGATGAAAAAGAAGTTAAAATTATAAAGATAGAAACTATAAAAGAGCTTCCTGGCACTTTAGCTAGAATGTCTGTTGAATTAGACGGTTATGCAATAACTCATTATGTTAACTTTTCAACTGACGAAGAGTTTTTTGTTTACGAGGATATTTTAAAAGAATATGCTGAATCAAAAGAATCTGATGTTTTAGTTTATATTGTTGCTAATGATGTTTTAAGATATAATCTTTATAATGATAATGAAACGCTAAAAATTGTAGAAAGAAAAGGATATAAATTATTTCAAGCTTTTTTATTTTCAAGAGTTGAACTTGATAAGAAAATTAAAATTAATAGTAATTGATGCCTAATAACAATAATTCGACAAACGATATTAAGAAAGATAATATTGATGTTGTAGAAGCAATCAGATATGATAATTTTAACTTAGATGAAGTTAAATTAACAAAAACACCTGAAGGCTACTTAGAAGGATATGCTATAGCCACTAGAACAGGTGTATTTAATTATATGAAAGCTGACGGTTCTATTCAAAGAGAACTAAGACTTGCTGACGAAGTCTTTAAAGATGATGCAATAAACTCGTTCAAATTACTTCCTATTACTGACGATCATCCACAAGAAGAGGTTAATGCCGATAATGCTAAAGAATTAGCAGTTGGATTTACCGGTGAAGATATAAAACGTCAGGATAGTTATTTACTTACCAAATTAAAAATAACTGATAAGAAAGTAATAGATGCCATAAACTCAGGTAAACGCGGTCTTTCTTATGGATATAAAGTTAATCTTGTTAAGAAAGACGGTGTTCACAACGGAGAAAAATATGATTATGTTCAAACGAACATAAAAGGGAATCATCTGGCCATTGTTTATCAAGGTCGAGCTGGTGATAAAGCCAGGTTGAGACTTGATGGACAGGAAGCCATTTGTGTTTTTAATAACTTCAATAATAATGATCTAACTATGAAAAAAATAAGATTAGACGGTAAGGATTATGAAGTTTCAGAGGAAGTCTTTTCAAGACTTGATGCTCTTGAAACAGACAATTCTAACCTTAAAAACACTGAAAAAGATTTACAAAATAAAGTAGATTCTTTGGAAGGCGAAAGAGATGCTTTAAAAGCTAAAGTTGATGAATTATCTAATAAAGATGATTCAGAAGAAATTGCTGTTAAAGTTAAACAAAGAATTTCTTTGGAAAAGAAAGCTTCTGAATTTTTAAAAGAAGATGAGGATCTTTCTGGTTTATCTGATAAAGATATTAAAACCAAAGTTATTGTTGCTTTTTCACCAGAATTTAAAGCTGATGAAAAAAGTGATGAATACATCAACGCTCGTTTTGATGCTGTGATTGATATGAAAAAAGATGTTAATCTTGGCAAAAATATGAAAGTTGCTGGTTCCAAAAAAGATTCTGAGGATTCTGAAGTTGCTCTTAGCAATGAAGATTTACAAAGAGACTTACTTAAACGTTCTAATAATTCTAAATAATAAATATTATGCCTATTACTAAATATCAAAATTATCTAGACGTTGGCCAAAAAGGTCAAGTAGCTACTTTAGAAGATAGTAATATCAAAACAAGAAATGCTGAACAAGCAATCGAATTTGGTAGAGCTGTTGTTAAAGGAATTACTGGCGGTGTTGACGTTAAGAATATATTCAAATCAAAAGCTTCTTTAACTTTTGATGCTGACTTTGTTACTGGAAACACAATTGACTTAAATGTTAATGGTGTTGCTATATCTCAAGTTACTTTTGCAACTTCACATGCTGCAACTTTTGCTGCTGTAATTGCTGCAATTGATGCTTTAACTGGAATTAGTGCTGTTGCAGGAACAGGACGTGAAATATTAATCACTGTCGATAATGCTGCTTCAAATATCACTATTTCTGATGTAGTTGTTGCAGGTGGTGCTTCTCAAGCAGGTTCAACTACTGTTTACAGTTCAGTTGATACTTTTGAAGGTATTGCTGCTCTTAGACATGGTCAACCAACAACAATCGGAGGCGATGACAAATACCAAATAAATGACGCTGTTAATGTTCTAACTAAAGGTGTTATATTTGTTGAGGTTGTTGCTACTGTTGCTTATGGTGATTCAGTTTACGTTTATAATGATAAATCAAACGAATCTAACCAAGGTCAATTTACAAATGCTTCTTCTGGAAACCTTGCTGTTTCTAGTGCGAAATTTGTAAGTGCTGCTACTGGAACTACTGGTTCTCCTGCTTTAGCAAAAGTAGAAATTAACCAACCGTAATTAATAACTTTAAATTAGAATAATATTATGTCTATTCAAAAATTTAAACTAGACAACGGGGAGGAAATCAAGATTGATACGTCTTCTCCTGAGTTTATGTCTTACGAGAATGCCGCTAAACAAGTGGGTCTTATTAAAAATGATGAAGCTTTCTTTTTTGCTAGAAACCTTGAGTTCGTTCGTCAAAAAATATTTATGCCAACTTACGCTGAGTTGAAATTATTAAATGGTGGATTATTACCAATTAATACTTCAATCCCAGAAGGTGCTGAAGAAGATACTTACGATGTTCTTGATTCAACTGGTGAAGCAGATATTATTACAGATTTTGGTGATGATATTAAAACAATCGAAGTTTTCGGTAATGAGTATACTAACAAAATTAAATCTTTAGCTGATGCTTATATCTATTCTGTTCAGGATATGAGAAAAGACAGAATGCTAGGAAATGTTGGTAGATCTGTAATTACCAATAAAGCTTTAGCTGCTAGAAAAGCTGTAGATCAAAAAATCGAGAAAATGCTTGGTTTTGGTGATTCAAGATACGGTATTACTGGAATGTTTAACAACAGTAATGTTCCTATTGATGCTGTAGCTGCTACCGGATCTGGTTCATCTACATTATGGTCAACTAAAACTGCCGCAAATATTCTTGCTGACGTTGAAGAAGCGATTAATGATATGATTAACGTAAGTAACGGTAATGAAGTTCCAACTCGTATGTTACTTGATGCTACAAATTATCATTTAATTAAGAAAAAAGCTCTTGATACTACTAACTATTCTGGTATGTCAATATTGAAATATATTGAACAAGAATATGGTTTAACTGTAGATTGGGTTCAACAACTTAAAAATGGTTTTGTAAATGGAACTAAAAATGGTTTTGTTCTTTATAACAATTCAGAAGAAAAACTCGAAGGTGTTCTTCCTATAAGATTAATGCCTCATGCTCCTCAAATCAAAAATCTTGCAACAAAAAATATTCTTGAAGCAAGATGTGGTGGAACTAGAGTATTCTTCCCTTATTCTATTTCTTACAGCTACGGTATATAATCCAAATTAGCCTAGAGGGCAATAGTCTTCTAGGCTTTTATAGATTTATTAACTAATATAAGAATTGTTATGAAAATTTTAAAAAGAACTAAAGGTTTACTAAGATTCAGAACTGCTGAAGGAACTATTGTTTTAAAAGATGGTGAAAATGAATTAACTGATAAAGAATTTGAGTTAATTAAAGCTCATCCAATGTATGAAGCAATGGTTGGAACTTCTGGTTTAGTTGTTGTAGCTGAAGAAGAGAAAAAACCTAAAGCAAAAGCTAAAAAAGTTGAGCCTAAAGAAGAGTTAAAAGAAGAAAAAATCGAAGATGAAGTTAAAGAAGAATCTGAAGAGGTTATTGAAGAAGCAATCGAAGAAAATAATTCTGAAGATGGAATTGATCTTTCTGATATTGATCTTGAAGCTCAAGACAAAAAAACTTTAGTAGAAATTGCTAATTCTTTAGAGATTAAAACTAAAGGCTTAAATGCTAAACAAATAATTGAGAAAATTAAAGCTGCTAAGTAATGACTACGTCTCTTGAGTGGATTGCTGATATTGCTCCAACAATAAATGCTGATAATTCCATAGATAAAAAAAATAGATTTATAAATATTGCTCAAAACGAGGTTGATTCCACATTATTCAGCGATACTAATAATTATAATTTAGCTATAGCATATTATGCTTGCCATTTGTTGGAGCTAAGCTCAAGAGACGGAAATTCTAGAGGAGTTTTAACTCAAGAAAAAGAAGGTGATTTAAGTAGAAGCTATGGCGGAGGAAATAATCCAAATGTAAGTATGAACACTACTCAATATTTGGATTCTTACAATAGATTATTAAAAGCTCGTGTTCCTAATTTTTATATGAATCGTGGCACTTAAAGTAATAGATAAAGGTTATGGTAATTATAAAAAAGCTTTTCAAGACTTAAATTCTAAAAAAGTTGTTGTAGGTGTCTTTAAAGAATCAGGAGAAGAGGTTCGCATTAGAGCTATTGTAAATGAATTTGGAACAACAAAAGCTGGAAAAAATAGAAATATTGTTATTCCTGAAAGATCATTTATAAGAAGCACTTTTAATAAAAATTATAAAAAAATAAGTAAAAAATTCTCAAAAATACCGAAATTAATAAGATCAGGAAGATTTGATGTAATGAGAGAATTAAAATTAATAGGTTTATATCAAAAAAATCAAGTTAAAAAAACAATAATTGATTTTAAAGATCCTGCAAATGCTTTATCAACTATAAAAAATAAAGGTTTTGATAATCCGTTAATTGAAACAGGCCAATTATTAAAAAGTATATCTTTCAAAATATTAAAAAAATGAGCAGTTTTAGAAAACACACATTGACGGTAAAACGAAGATCATCAGGAGATTATGATGCTGCAGGTTTTTTTAAAGTTTCCGGGCCTGATACAGAATTTACTATAACTGCTAGTATTCAGCCTATTACAGGATCAGAAATATTATTACTTCCTGAAAATAGAAGAGAATTAGAGACAAAAAAAATATTTACTTCTACAGAATTATATGGAATAGAAAAAGGAAACGGTGTAAATGCTGATATAGTTATTATAGATGGAGATGAATTTGAAGTTGTTAGAGTATATCCTTGGAAAAATAATGTTATTAACCACTATAAAATATTTGTTGCTAAAAGGACAACAAATGATAGTGTTCCACCTGAATCAAGTTAGAGTATGAGCATAAATATAGTAGGATTAAAAACAGCATTAGCAACGGTAATAAATACCTTAACAAGTAAAAAGGTTATATGGTCAGATCAAAATGCACCAACTCCTGACGGTGATTATATTGCTATGAAAATATCATCAGTTAGATTTGTTGGCGGAACTGATTATTATTCTAAGCCTAATGCTGGAGAGTTAAGTAAAACTCAAGGTGATAGAGAAATTGTTTTATCTTTAACTTGTGTAAGTGAAGATGGAATGGGTATTTTATTAGAGTTAATTAATAAGCTTGAATTACCAAGTAATTTAGATTTATTATGTCAAAATAAATTAGCTTATGTTAATATTGAAAGTGATCCTGTTGATATAACTACAACTATTAATAAAAGTTTTGAAACAAGATCGGTTGCCGAACTAATTTTTAGAATTTCTAAAAATTATTCTTCTGACACAGAAGATAGTGTGCCGATAGTTAATTCTATTGGAATCTCTGGCGAGGTTGATGGTGATCAGCAAGAGGATCCATTTGCTATCGAAATGACGGTAGAATAATTTTTAATAATTAAAATGAAATTGAATTATGTCAAATAAATTAGATCAAATAATAGATGTTTCAATTAGTCTTTCAACTAAGACAATTACACAACAAGGATTCGGAACTCCGATGTTCTTAGGTGAAAGCATGAAGCTCGATAGACGCGTAAAAAGTTACGCTAATATAACTGAAGTTGCTGTTGATTTTGCATCGTCAGATCCAGAATATAAAATGGCTTCTACTGCATTTTCACAAGAAAAAACACCGGCTTCAATAATGATTGGTAAAAAAGTTGTTGCTACTTCAACAGCTATTACTGCTGCAACAAATCCTTCGGGCGATTTAGTTAATATTGAAAAAGCTGATCATAACTTAGAAACTGGTGCTTCTGTAATAGTTACTGGATTTAATGAGGCCGAATATAATGGAACATTTGAAATTACTAAAATTGACGATGATAATTTCCAATATACTGCTGCTTCTACTCCTTCAGCGACTCCTGCTACAGGGTCTGGTTCATATACTGCATCAGAAACTTGGGCAAATGCTATCCAAAAATGTTTTGATTATAATTCTACTTGGTATGCGCTTGCAATAACATCTGCTGTTGAAGCTGATATTTTAAGTGCTGCAGGAAAAATCGAAGTTCTTAAAAGAATATTTCTTGCTAGAAGTTCTGACGTCGATAATCTTGATTCGGCTGAGACAGGGAGTATTTTATACCAATTAAAACAATTAGGTTATGATAGAACTTTTACTATATACAATGGTGATACTGCTAATTATTTTGCTGACGCTGCTTGGTTAGGTCGCCAATTACCAACAACTCCAGGATCATCAAATTGGGCATTTAAGTCACTTACAGGAATTATTGCAGATGATTTACTTTCATCACAATCATCTGCTGTATTTACAAACAATGGTAATACATACGAAACTTTTGCTGGACAACCAATAACAAGGTACGGCAAAGTTGCTTCAGGTGAATGGATTGACGTAATTAGAGGTGCTGACTGGTTACAAGCAAGACTTCAAGAAAATTTATATTCAACTTTGATTAACGTTGAAAAAATCCCTTATACTGACGCTGGTGGTGATATTATTGAAAATAAAATAAGAGAAATTTTAGACGAAGGAGTAGAAAATGACTTTATTGCAGCTGACGCTGATGGTGTTGGCCAATATACAATAACTGTTCCTGACGTTGCTGATATTTCATCTGCTGATAAATTAGCAAGATTATTTTCAGGTGTTTCATTTACAGCAACATTAGCTGGTGCAGTTAATAAGATTGCAATAAGTGGTAAT